TCAGACGTGTGCTCTTCCGATCTGCCGGTTCACAGCTGACCCGGAGCTTCGGCGGACACAGAACGGAACGGCTGTTGCCAGCTTCACCCTGGCCGTCGAGCGGGACTTCAAGGGCCAGAGCGGTGAGCGGGAAACTGACTTCATCGACCTGGTGGCCTGGAGCGGAACGGCGGAGCTGGTGGCCAAGTATTTCACCAAGGGCCGCGTGGCTGTGGCGGAGGGCCGCATCCAGACCAGGAGCTGGACGGACAAGAATGACCAGAAGCGGAAGTCCACGGAGATAGTAGTGGAGAACATCTACTTCGCGGATTCCAAAGAGAAGGAACGGTACACCCAGGAGCCTGGGTATGGAGGCTGGCCGCCACAGGACGGATACGGCGGCCCGGCCTATTGAGGAGGGCAGGACAATGACGCAGAAAGAATACACCGTGACGATTCACGGGAACCGGATGTGGCGGAGGATGCAGGAAGAGGTTGCCCGCCGGAAGCGCCGGGGGCGCATCATCCAGGGCGTTCACTGCCTGCTGACCGCCGCGCTGGCCATCGTGTTGCTGTGCGTCTGCCTGGAGGCGAAGGAGCCGGAGCGACTGCCGGAGCCAATGGCCGAGCAGCAGAACACGGTGGTGACGCTGAACACCATCTCCCCCTCTCCCCTGCCGGAGACTACAACCGGGCAGGCGGACAGTGACATGGCCGAGGAGGCGGAGTACATAGCAAAAGCCTTGTACGGGGAAGCACGGGGGTGCTCCACCACGGAACAGGCGGCGGTGGCCTGGTGCATCCTGAACCGGGTGGACGACGAGAGCGGTCTGTGGCCGGACGACATCATCGGGGTGGTGACACAAGAGCACCAGTTCGCCGGGTACTCCCAGGAGCATCCGGTGCTGCCGGAGCTGTACGACCTGGCCATGGACGTGCTGGAACGCTGGCAGAGGGAGAAGACCGGAGAGACCGATGTGGGCAGGGTGCTGCCTGCGGATTACTGCTTCTTCCAGGGGGACGGACAACACAATTATTTCCGCCAGGAGTTTGAGGGCGGCCAGGTGTGGGACTGGAGGCTAAAGACAACGTATGGGGAAAAAGAAGGGTGACACCGAGCAGGGACTTCATCTGGAAGGCAAGCAGCTCCAATACATCGCCCGTATCAGCCACGGGAAGGACAGCCTGAAAATGCTGGATGTCATCGTATCACGCGGGCTTCCACTTGACCGCATCACAACAACGGACGTATGGGCCACGGATACCATTCGAGGCGAACATCCGAAGATGGTGGCCTTCAAAGAACAGGCGGACGAGTTCATCTGGAGGAAGTACCACATCGAGGTGGAGCACCTGTGCGCTATGCGGAACGGCGAAAAAGTGACCTACGAGAAGCTGTTCTACCATGTTCCGAAGCGCAAAAATGCCGGGGGGGGGGTACTGGAAACAAGGAAAAATCCTGGGCTTCCCGACGCTATGGGGGCCGTGGTGCCAGTCAGACCTCAAACGGAGCGCAAAGCACCAGGCCGCAGGGTTTTCCTGCACAAATCGGGAGCTGGTGCAAGAAACTCAAAATCGACTATATACGGCTTCCCGGTCTCACTCAACAGGAAGGGCCAGTGGTGCCAGAAGCTCAAAACCAGATTTTTAGAAAGCCCCGCCGCGAGGGGCGGTAAAAATATCGTGGAGTACCTGGGAATTGCGGCGGACGAGCCGGAGCGGTTCGGACAACTGAACGACCGAAAACGCGCACCACTTGTAGAGTTCGGCATCGAGGAGGAGCTGTGCGGTATGTACTGCAAGTACAACGGCATCCTGTCCCCCTCTTACGAGACGAGCTGCCGGGATGGATGCTGGATGTGCCACAACCAAGGGGTGGCGCAACTCCGGGCGCTGCGGAAGGATTACCCGAAGCTGTGGGCGCTGCTGATGAAATGGGACACTGACAGCCCGGTATCGTTCAAACCGGACGGAAAGACGGTACATGACTATGACGAGCGGTTCCAGCTGGAAGACGAGGGGCTGATACGGCCTGGAGAACGGTTCCTGTGGTCTATGCTGGAGGACGGCGGCGTAAACTATCGACTATTTTGAACGTGAGGAGGAAGACCATGAAGCGCGGGGACATCTATTACATTGAAATCAATGACGAGGGCGTGACTGGACACGAGATGATGAAGAGCAGGCCGGGTATCATCGTGAGCCGGGATGACCACAGCGAGGCGGCGGAGACCGTCCAGGTGGTTTACTGCAGCGCATCCCAGCACCGGGAGCTGCCGGAGCACGTCGGCATCCGAAGCACGCCCAGGCCGAGCACGGCCATGTGTGAGCACATCTACACGGTGGACAAGTCCAGGCTTGGGAGCTATGTGGGGCACCTGACGCCCCAGGAGCTGCAGCGGCTGGACATCGGCATCATGGTGGCCCTGGGCATCGGCGGGGCGGAACCGGAAAATCTGCGGGGGGGGGTACTCCTGCCGTCACACCGGAGCAGGCGGAGCTGGAGCGCACCCGCTGCGAGCTAGAGACCATCCGAACCATGTACGAACGGCTGCTTGATCGAGTGATGGGAAGGGATGGATAAGGTGGACATAGAAGGGAAGAAAATCCTGGACGCGACCTGCGGAGCGAGAAGCATCTGGTTCAACAAGGAGCACCCAGCTGCAATCTATTGCGATAAGCGGGAAGAGAAATTTCAGAACCTGTGGAAAAATGCAGGAAACTGCACACTGGATATTGCGCCGGACATAGTGTGCGATTTTACAGACCTTCCATTCCATGACGATTCATTTTACCTTGTAGTATTCGACCCGCCGCACTTGACGGGCGCGAAGGATACGGCATGGCTGGTGAAAAAGTACGGAAAGCTGGACGAGAATTGGCCAAAGATGATACACGACGGATTTTGGGAGTGTATGAGAGTTCTAAAAGAAAACGGGGTGCTGGTGTTCAAGTGGAGCGAGTATGACATACCGGCAAAAAAGGTATGGAAGGCAATCGGAGAAAAACCGCTGTTCGGACACCATAGTGGAAAGCGCAGCGCAACTTTTTGGGCGTGCTTTATGAAAGGAGTATAGCGTGGCTTCTTTTATGGTTGTTTCGGATGAACCGCTGCGGGACTACCAGGAGTTCCTGACCGGGGCGATGCGGGATTTATCCGGCTACAAAGTGGGCGGCATCGCCCTGGTGGCCCTGCTGGAGGAGCCGGACGAGGACGGGGCTGACGCCCTGACCGCCTATTTCCATTTAGGGATACGCGGGAAGGAAGAGGCAGCGGCAAATATCCAGGCGGACATCACAGACGGCATCGTGCGGGCAAACCTGCGCCGGTATCTGCAGGAGCTGGAGGAAGAGGACGAGGAGGACGAGCTGCATGGCGAAGTATAGGCTGACCGCCAACAAGACCAAGTTCTACAACCTGGCCAAGAAGATCTGGCCGGACATAGAGCCGATGCGCCGGGTGGAGTTCATCAAGTACCACCGCGTGCGGGACTATGGCCTGATTTTCCGGGCGGGGGATTACTTCCACCGGCTGTTCCTGTCCTACGCATACGGGAAGGTGAGGCTGGGAGACGACTGGCACACCTACGATGACGGCGGAGAGCGGGTGCATGGATGGGAGTGCCACACGCTCACATTTGAGGAATTGATGGACGCCGGGATGCTGGAGGAGGTGAAAGAACGGTGAAACCATTGACCGAGCGGGAGGTCATCGCGCTGGCAAGGAAGTGCGGGATGCGCGTCTGCAGCACCGAGGAACACCACGGCTGCCCATACGGGGACGAGGGCATGGTGGACTGCGTGGAGCGCCTGGAAAAGGACTACGAGGATGCTATTGACCGGCTGCTGGAGAAAGCGGATAGGCTGGGAGAGATTGAGCGGTTCGCAGCAGCCGGGCGTGCGCTGGAACTGGCGAAGGCGGACGCGGCGGGCATGGTCAAAATCGTGAAGAGGCCGCCGGTGGGGAAGGTTTGCGGGAGCTGCGCGGACTTCATCCGCGAGAAAGGCACGGCATACGGTCTGTGCCGGACGCAGCTGTGCAAGCGAGGAGCACCCAGGGGGAAGCCCCGGAATGTAAGCCAGAGCCGGAGGGCCTGCGCGGAGTACAAACCTGTGGAAAATGTGGAAAATGAACGGAACCTGCAGAAAGTGAGGGAGAAGCTGTGAGTGACGAGGGGAACATGGTTTTCATCGGGGCCTGCCGCCACTGCGGACAAATCAGTGCGGAGCAGCCGCCGGGGATGGACAGCCAGGACGAGGCAGACGCCTGGGTGACGGCGCACTGCAAATGCACCCAGGCCACCCTGGAGCGGAACCTGCGGGAGCGCATCGCGGACGCCAAGCGCCGGGTGTGGGAGCTGTGGGGGCCGGGGTGTGAGCGGTTTTCCTTTGACCCGGTGGAGAACGAAATCGTGGAGGCCCTTTGCAGCCTGGTGGAGCTGGCGGCGGCGGGCACCATCCGCAGCGCAACCATCCAGACGGTTGACCACGGGAAGGCCAGCATCAGCGTGAGCGCCAAGGGCACCATCAAGGTGGCGCGCATCGAGGCAAGGGCCTGCCAACTGGAGGCTTGACCATGGAGCAGAGGTTCAGATGGAAGGTAACGCACCCGGAGCTGGGCAGCGTGGAGGTCATCGCGCCGGAGCGGCTGAAGGCGCTGACCGCCGCAGCCAGGACATGGAAGCAGCGGTGGACACAGATTGCCCGCGCCTGCACCGTTGAGAGGCTGGGTGAAGCGGATGACTGAATGGGAGCTTCGGCAGCGGGGCAGCTGCGACAGCTGCCAGCACAGCGGCTAGGAGGACTGGCCGCAGAAGAAGACCGCATTGCTGTGCCTGCACCCTGGGAAGTACCGGGGACGGGTGACGCAGATATTTCCTACCGGGCACCGGGGCGTCATCTACGGCTGCGCCGCACCGGCGTGGTGTGAGGGGTTCGCGCCGAGGGAGTAAGGACAAGCCCCCCAGGGACAACTCCCTGGGGGCGTCCAAACCGAAACGCTGCGCTATGTCGTCGTCGTAAATTACATATCGTTCGCTTCCCCACAAGCGGGGAAGCTCACTCATTCCATTACTCCTCCTCTCCCATGCAGAACCGCTTCGCTGGGTTCTGCATGGGTTCCCGAGGGGAACGCGACGGCAGAGCGGAACGGTTCGACAATCCGGTTTAAGTCACATAAAAAAGCCACAAACGACCTGGCCACGGTATACGGCCCATTGAGGCCCGCCGAAGCGGCGGACAACCAAAATATGGGAAGCGTCACTGCCGAGCATGGCACCAACGAGGGGCACTGCGTAGACAATCAGACGAAAAGGCTTTCCGGGATATATACTTATTATAATTCGCGCGCGCACGCGCGAATTAAGGCTTGTAACCAATCTTAACTTACTGACCAGGAAGGAGGCGGCGGGATGTACCGGGGCAGATACTTCATCCGGGAGAGCATCTATGTCTGCGGCGATTACATGGACGCGGACATATACCCTGTCTTCCAGCCTGCCGGGAAACGCCGGGCCAGGTGCAAGCCCACCAGCGCCATCCAGGAGAAGCTGAACCAGAAGAACGCGGAGAAGAAAATTACCCGCCTGGCCCACGCCAACTTCACCGAGGACGACATCGCGCTGCATCTTACATACGACGAGTTGCCGGAGGACGAGGAGCAGGCCCAGCGAGACCTGTACAACTACATCCGCCGGGTGAAGCGCCTGCGCAAGAAGCTGGGCCTCCCCCAGCTGAAGTATCTCTCCTGCACAGAGGTGGGCAAAAAGAGCGGGCGCATCCACCATCACATCATCATGTCCGGCGGGGTTGACCGGGACACCCTGGAGAAGCTGTGGGGAAAGGGCTATGCCAACAGCAAGCGTCTGCAGTTCAAAGAGGACGGCATCACGGGCCTGGCCAGGTACGTGGCAAAAGACCATCTGTTCTACAAGCGGTGGAACCAGAGCAAGAACCTGGTGCGCCCGGAGCCGGTGGTGCGGGACAGCGCCGTGACCATGGATGACCTGGAGGAGATGGAGGACGCCATCGAGAAGAAGGCGGACTGGCAATACTTCGAGGAGCGGTACGAGGGATTCACCCTGACAGAGGCCACATTCACCCGGAACAACATCAACCGGGGGTGCTACGTGAACATAGAGATGCGAAGGAGGCGATAGCCGTGGCCATACGGCTGGAAGACCTGCCCCTGCGGGCACAGCAGCAGGCGGTGGCCAAGCTGCAGCAGGAGCAGCTGCGAAAGCAGAAGCGGGCCGCGCCAAAATACCACAACGAGGAGACGGAACACCTGGGCATCCGCTTTGCCTCCAGGAAGGAGGCACGGAGGTACGAGGTGCTGCTGGCGCGCCTCCATGCCGGGGAGATACGGAACCTGCGGCTGCAGCAGGACTTCACCCTGCAGGAGGCATACACCACGCCGGAGGGAGAGCGGGTGCGGGCCATCCGCTACCAGGCGGACTTCTGCTACGAGGAGCAGGTACACTGCAGCATCCTGCACGACGGCGGCCCCAGCACCAGCGAGGTGCGCTGGGAGCCGGTGGTGGAGGACGTGAAGAGCCGGGCCACCCGGACACAGAAGTACATCATCAAGCGCAAGCTCATGCAGGAGCGTTTCAACATCACGATACGGGAGGTATGAACGTGGAAAAGACCTACACAGTGAGAGACCTGCAGGAAGACTACCAGGCGGGGCGCATCCGGGACTTTTCAGATCTGGAGCACGCCATCGAGCGGCTGCTGCGGGGACAGAAGCCGGGGCAGATGAACCGGCTGGCGGCGGAGGTACACCAGAACGCGGTGGAGCATGGCTGGTGGGATGGGCCGCCCACCTTCGGGGACATCATTGCGCTGTGCCACAGTGAGCTGTCCGAGGCCCTGGAGGCATACCGGGACGGCGAGGAGCTGGTGCATGGCTGCTGCGGACACTGCACCTTCGAGGCCAGCTGCGACCACCCGGCCCCCGCCGGGGAGACAGGCTGCAAGCCGGAGGGCGTGGCGGTGGAGATGATAGACTGCATCCTGCGCATCCTGGACTGGTGCGCCATGGAGGGCGTGGACGTGGACGAGCTGCTGCACATGAAGCTGGCGTACAACAAGGGCCGCCCCTACCGGCACGGAGGGAAGGCATTGTGAAAATCGGACAGAAGGTGACGCGCTACCCGGTGAGCTTTTCGGAGCCGGACGGGAAAAAGGGGCAGAAGCCCATGACCGGGACGGTGGTGTACATCCACCCGCTGGGGCGGTTCCACATCGTGGAGTTCGAGCTGCGTGGCGGGAAGGTACAGGAGAGCTTCCGGGGGACAGAAGACTGACGAGGAGGACGGGCACGATGTTTCGATATAAGCGCGGGGTGAAGGTGGACTATGACCGGCAGGGCTATATCTACTTCGTGTCCCGGATGTATAAAGACCTGCCGCCGGAAGACCAGCAGGCCATCCTGAACCTGTGCCTGCAATGCGGCGGGGAGCACTACCAGGCGCTCTTCGAGTTCGTGACCACGGACACCACGGCCACGGCCCTGTCCATGAAGCACTTTTTGAGCAAGAAGACCCTGTACCGGGCGGTGCGGCGTTACTACGAGAACTTCCCGAAAAAGCTATGACAGGAACCACCACGAGCGGGAGCAGCTGCGGCTGTCCCCGCTTTTTCTTTTTCCTGGGGCCGGGAATATGACACGAAGAGAAAGATGACACTCCGCGACGCATTTTCTGTTGTACAGTGTACCCGTGAGAGAGACTTTTTCCCCACGACAAGCGCGCGTGACGCGCGCACGCACGCGCGGGAACAACTAAGGGCACCCCGCCGAAGCCCAGCGGAGCGGGTTCGGTGGGGAGAGGACGAGCAGTGAAATGAGTGAGTTTTTCCGCTTGCGGGGAAACGAACGATATGAAACTTGCGAGGACGACGCCGGAGGGAGGGCGGCGGCATGAAGACCGGAAGACCGAAGAAATACAAGAGCAAAAAGGCCCTGGCCGACGCCATCGAGGGCTATTTCCGCTCCATCAGCAGAACCATTGAGCTGAAAGACCTGACCGGGGCGACAATTTACAACGACGACGGAGAGGTCATCCACAAGCTGCAGTTCGTGGTGCCGCCGTCCATCAGCGCCCTGTGCCTACACCTGGGCATCGACCGGAGCACCTGGCAGAACTATTGCGACGGCGAGATGCACCCGGAGTTCCGGGAGGTGACGGCCCTGACGCGGGGCCGCATCGAGGCGTGGCTGGAGGAGCAGCTGCTGACACGGGAGAAGGGAGATCGGAAGAGCACACGTCTG